ATGTCCCTTAAAACGTTAAAAGGAACTCCCTGACCGTTGTTTTCCCATTCGAGATATATGTCGTTTTCAAGTTGGAGTTTTTTTACTACATCTGACAATAGATACCCGGATTCTTCACGGGCCCATTTCAATACCTTTGGGTTGATGTCTACCGTTATTGCTCTACCCATTTTTCACCTCCAATGGGCTAAGTCTGTCTCGCCGGCAGTTAGGGTGTCGGCTGCGTGTTGGATTGTGAGCCACGGTAGTAGCTCGGTACCAAGATTAGCGTCAAGGATCGTTGTTCGCGCCCATCGTTCCCTTTGGCCCAACCAAGGCGTATATCCTCATATTCTCAACCTCGGCAGCAGACCAAGCGTTAGCCGTGTAGGCATAAATCTGAATCAGATCACCGGATACCCACCCTGTAAAATCCTCGGCGAAATTCGCCCCCGCAAATAGATCGGTTGTCCGTTCTGCCCCTTCAGCTCCCCCGTTCTTGTACACTTTGGCGTAAACATCTATATTGCCTACGGGACCGCATTCCAGGTGGAATTGCAGCGTGCAGCCAGCCATATCACGCGACAAAGTAATTTCCTTAATTTTCGTGTACGATAACTCAATAGTGGTGCGCTCCGTATCATTACTGTGGATAAGATTCGTCAGGTTGGTATCAGCTATCATCTCCCAGAAGGTGTCAACGTAGGCTTTGATAGACTGCTGCGTGGCTAATGCGACGGCGGAGTCAGACGACATATCATCCTCGTCCTTGATGCCGGCACCGGTGCTGGTGATAACAGTGCTGCCCGCCAGAAACGCATCCATATCGGCTTTCGCTTCGGTGTATTGGGTTTCGAGGTGGTCCATATTCGTTTTATTGGTAACGTCAACACCATTAGTCCATGTTTTGGGGGTGTATGCCATAATTAAACCTCTGCAATAGTATCGGTTCGGTCGACCTGGACGCTTTCCAGATTGGTTTTATTCCGTGAATAAAGCACTCTGGCAACCAGTATTCCGGTATCGGCTGATGCGCTGGCATTTACTCCGGCAAACCACCCTAATTCCTCTATCTGTTCCACAGCTTGATCATTGTTGATGGTCGTGACGGTATCCAAAATCCCATTGCCACCGGATGATTTGCTGGTAACTTGCTTGCGCCCTGTTTCAGCTACTAATGTGCTGTCCCCAACAGCCGGAGCGGTGCTATCACTTCCCCATGCCAGATATTTGATTTCCAGATCGGTGACATTGCCGAGCATTCCATCCTTGAGCATATTCAGGCCATCGTTGGTGATGATGTTCTTGACATGATCAACCTCAACGCGCCCGTCTTTATAACGGCTGGTTATTTTTATGTTTGTTTTCCATCCGAGGTTGGCCATAATCACCCCTAGCAAATATACGCGTCATCGGCAATATACGCAGATTCACCGATAACTGTACACGCGTAAACTGTTTGGCTTACCGATTCTGACCACCCTAAATCAGCATCAAACTCTTTAAGGATAATCAGGATATAATTGTCACCAATGGCAACATCAGTGAGGTATGCGCCAGCCTTTTTGTTGAGGTCTTCAAAGAATCGAGTCCAGGAACCCACCACCGGGCCGGTGATTGCCGTTACATCGTAATGCAACTCTGTACCCATCACATCACGGATTATCACCTCAGTGATAAGCATTTCAGTAGAGGATAATCCGAACTGTGAAAGGGTGACTGATTGTGATTGTCCGGCAAACAACCCATCAGTCCGTGTGGTGTATTTCAGCACCTGACCATCAACACCGAATTTCCGGAGCAATGCATTTGCTTTATCGATTGCTGTCTGCTGATCAGTAATATCACTGTAATCGTTGACCGCTTCAACAATTCCCGATCCCAAACCCTCACGGGTCAACCGAGTGCTTACTTTGTCCTCATCTGTGACAACAGTTATTATGTTATATTGACCGTAATAGGCAATCTGGACTGTTGATGCATCGGCTGGTGCAGATGAAAAATAGATTTCATGCTCACTCTTATTCCAGTAGCAATCATATCCAGACTCAACACCCTTGATGCCTACGGTTTTGGATACACTGTCAACCGTGACTGTGGGTTCCTTGGCAATCGCAAATCCCACTGAGAATGTTTGGAGTACACCATCAGCCGTGAAACTCTCGGTTTGCTCACTGCTTGTTTCAGCTTTCCCCCCACGTATCCACTGCTTGTTCCTATATTTGGGATTTTTGTGCCCGAATGTGGGTCTGGGTTTGTTAAGGATATCCGCACCACTGGATATGTCGAATGCAGCATCCGTGACTGTTCTGGCACAGAAATGTAGTTTTTTATCTCTGTCAATCCACCAGATATATCCAGTAGCATCGGTTAGCGCATCGAGCGCATCAGTTGCATAAGCATAGTTGAATACAACCGTTGAAAGTAAGTGACCATCCTCAATAGTCCCTGCTGTGATATCCTCATCAACCAGATAGTTATCAATTATAAAGTTGGCAACCTCCCCTGCGCTCGTGTCAGTGAAGGATTCAGCAACCACTCTCTTATCAACCAGATAATGCCAATCAACACACACCACCCGATGCAATAAAACATTGCCACTGCCCACCCGTTCCTCGGTGGAATTATCCACCACACCACCAAATATCAAGGTACCGTCTAGTCTGATTTCAACTGGCTGGCCTTGCAGATATTCAGCAGTTCCGGCAGTGTCCCTGACAACGAATGAAGCGGTTGACCGTGTTTCAACAGCGTCATTAATCCTTAGAGAATCATTGATAATATCAACAGCCGTTCCATCGATTTGAGTGGTGACTGCCATGCTAAACCTCCAAAACTGAATTAGCCATAATTATTCCCTCATTCCAGTTTTGGTGTTGATGGTGTCAATCAAAGCCTCGCCTACTTGGTTCCCGTCCAAATCAACATGAACGTGTATTGGCGGCACACCGATTATATATGCGCCGCCGGTTGATGCGCCGGTATACGGATCGACTGTATACCCCCATCCCTCGGGAAGTTGTCCCCCGCCGCTGATACCCGTAACTCTATACACCTCTTCCCATATAGCTGAGATTTCTCCGGCCGTGATTTCGTGTTCGGTTTTTAATCTTCCTAACTCGGTTCTGGAATCAGTAACCATACCGGTCATGGCGTCCACAATAGATTGCTGTGCGTCGAGGGCTATTGTATCGAAGTTGAACAATTCGCGTGTTTTGCCAAGCTCACCATTCAAGTATCCCATCTCTACCACGGTGTCACCGATGCTGTTCATTATGTCTTCAAATTTAGATTCCCTGTTAAGTCCCTGAAACCCCTCAACCGTTTCATTTATTTGTCTGACTTGAGCGGCAAAATCCAATTCATACTGCTTATTCAATAAATCGAGTTGTGCCTGCATATCGGGCAGTGAGGCTTCTATCTCTTCCCGACGCTCCCGTATCGCCCGATTGAGCTGGGTATTCTGCATAGCCTCCATGCCACCCATGGAGACATCGAGTAAAGGTGTATTGCCTAATTCTACTTCCATCGCCAGGATGTCTTGCCCGAGCTTAAATATCTCATCCTCAGCGTCTTGCATTCCCTCAAGTCGTGGGCTCTTGAATCCCGCTAATTTGGATTCGAGATTGCCCAATTCAGTTTCCATAGTCGATATGGAAGCGGCGGTTGCGTCATAAGCAGCTTGCAACCCTTCCAGATGCCTCTCGGCCCCTGCCAGGATTATCTCCTCTGAGGCTAATGTGTGGGCGAGGTCTTCAATCGCGTCAACTAACGGATTAATCGCGTCAACTAACGGATCAATCGCGTCAACGGTCGATTTTGAGGCGGCATGGAGATCCCAAACAGCGGCGATAGCCGCCCCTTGCCCCGCTAGATATTCGGTAAATATTCCCTCCCAAACAGTGCTGATTGACTCGGCAGCGTGTATCATTTCATAGGTGAGGTGTTGAGACTGGTTTACCGCATCAGACGTATAGTATTTATATAATCTGTAATATTCTTCTTGGACGGCTAATTCTTTCCATAAAGCATCTCGCCTTTCCTCTATAGCTTTAGTTTCCTCTTTTTGCTGCCCTTTAAGGTTATCGAGTTCTTCCCTTAATTCAATCAACTGGTTTATGGCTTCAGGAGTTGATTCTTCGGCGATTTTTCTTATTTCTTCTTCGATACTCTTTATAGCGGCTTTTGTTTCTGAAGCCTTTCCCGCCAATTCTGCCAACTCATGACCCATCGACCTCACATGCTCTGCGGTAGTTTTTGAACTATTCGCGAGCCCTATAGCCAGAATAGAAATTGCGCCTAAGCCAACAGTTAATATCCCCACAGGCCCGAGCATAGAGCCGAAAGCCGCCGTCAATAAGGGAACTGCGGCAACAATACCCGGCAACATCATCAACAACGGCCCTAATGCTAACGATAACGCCCCGACGCCAATGGCAATCTTAGTCAATATCCCCGCCAGAGCCGGGTTCTCTTTCATCCAGTCGGCAATCCCTTTGATAACTCCGCTGATCTGCGTTACCAGGTCGGCCATCACCGGCAGTAAATGTTGACCGATGGCGACCTTGACTTCCTCAACCTGCGCTTCCATCCGTTTCATTTGATTAGCGAAACTATCGGATGTCCTGATGGCGTCACCTTGAGCATCAGCGGTCCCGGCCATTATCATATTGAACCGTTCCTGGACCTTCATTTGTTCCGTGATAGCCGACTTGGTTTCAACTAACCCTTGCTCTAGGATATTATTCTCGATCGCTGCCGCTGTGAGTACGATTCCGTATTTACGGACTGTCTCGGTGTTGCCCACCAATGCGGATTGGAAATCACGCATAACATCCTTGTCCTGGGCATTGTTGAAACTCGCCACATCGACGGCCAACTCGGTCAGGTTCTTGCTGAGTTCCGCCGCTTTCTTGCGGGCGAATCCCATGGGAACAAAGGTGTCTTGAACACTGGCCGCCATTTCCATAAATGCAAACTTGGAGCGGCCCATAGCATCGGCAGTAACCTCGGCCCATTCCCGGACCTCATCGGCTGATTCCTTAAAGACAACATTAAACTTCGAGGTCATTTCCTCAACGTCCGATGCGGCCTTTAATGAGAATGCTCCCACGCCAACCATAGCCGCGCCGAACGCGGTCATAGCCATACCAGCCTTGCGGCTGAAATCATGCAGATTCTTTTGCGTTTTCCGCAGCGCAGGCGATAAATCGTCTTTAGCGCTCAATATGATTTGTAGCTTCTTAGCGTCAGCCATCCCTTAAATATCCTCGTTTAGCCAGTTGAATGCTTAAATCTGCCCATAGTGCCTGTTGCCTTTGCGGTAAGTCTGCAAACTTGATTTGGCTTTTATTATTGAATGCTTGCTTGGCCTCGTTAGCCCTGCGGTATTCGATAATAGCGAATACGGCCTGCCAACCCTCTTCCATAGCCTCGCTCGGTAGACAGCCGAATTCCTCGCAAACAATAGATACTAGGCCCTCGGGTGTTTGTGGTCCGTTGAGGATTAACTGGATTCCGAGGGCGGTCCTGCGTTTCCCTGTTGCTCTTTTGTTTCCGTGAGCGTGGAAACGAGATATATCAGTTCATCTTCCGTGAGGTCGTATAGCACCGAAGGGTTGTTATGCGGTTGAGGTAACGGATTGAATTCGTTGTCGGTCCAGTTCCACTCGACGACCCTCTTGGATAGCTGGTCGCAAAGTTCGTTCAACCCTTCTTCGAGGTTGTTGGAGTTGCCGAGTGCAGATTGCGTGATCTTATTTAAGGCGATAAACTGGCGCAGATTGACGATAGGCTGGATCTTTACCCATTCATTCTCATGGATGTGTATTTCTTGGCCCTGATCGACTATCTTACCGCCCTCGATTACACGCCCGATACGCACCACACAATCATCCGATGGCACGGTTTTCAGTGGTATCTTTGATTTAAGTTCCTCTTCCATTTAGTCCCCCTTTTTAATTGTTTGAAAATCAAACATTAGTTAGTTTGATAATCATTAAGCGCGTGTGGGGGCATTACCATCTATCGGAGCCGAACCACCATTATGCGCGAAACTGGCGGTGTATTTCACCGCATCATTAACGGTTGCCGTTATGCTGTAGGCTGTGCAAATAGCATAACCGTTATACCCGGTCGAGCCATCCGGCTCGAAATCCCATTCCTCAGCCTCTAAACCGAGTTCACCGAAGATGGTAATATCACCCTGACTGGCTGCCGGGTCCCATGAACCAGCGATGTCCATCTTGGCGCTCGGCTTCCCCGCTACCGGCACTTGATAAGAGTCTGAGAATGCGGTTATATCTGCGGTCGGTACATCAAATGTTAATGTTACCGAATTGAGTTCATCCTCCAGCGACACGCTGTCAAATGAAAAATCCGCTAAGCCTATTGCTCCTCTTGCCATTGTTCAAATCCTCCCTTATTTATTAACTGGTTTCTCGGGTCGTTAACCCGGATAATTGAATCGATGTGGTGAATGAAGCCCGATCCCCTACCGGTAAAGATAGGTTGTGGCTTTCCACCAATGCGCCCGTCAACCCAGAGGCGGTGCATTCATAACTGGGGTTCGATGCGCTCGCGGCTCCCCCGCCCGGAACAAATAAAACCGTCACCGGTGAACTGGAATCGAATGCTTGGAATATAGTGTCGTCCGCCTGATCGTCTGTCGAATCGAATGCCCCTGTAATATCCACCTTTGAGCTTTTCTTGCCAGCTACCGCGACTTGATAAGAGTCTGAGAATGCGGTTATATCTGCGGTCGCAACCTCAAACGACATAGTTACTGAATCGAGTTCATCCTCGATAGCCTGGGCGTTGAAACTGAAATCGGCGTTACCTCCGTAAATTCTGCTCATGTTATTCCCTCCCTATGCGCTATATGGTGCTATCCCCAAAACGATGACCACGTTGAACGTCGGCGTATTAGTGCCGCTAACTGTCATCCCTGCCCTATACCATGTATCGGTAATCGCGCCAGCCTTTATCTCCCTTTCCGAAGTGGCGGCGGTAGCCTGGGTAAATGTCATCTGTGTTTCAGGTGACCCGGCAAAATTCTCTTGTGAGTCGGATTCGATTATCGTGTCTAGTGTCGGGTTAGTCCCTGTAACGCCTAATACGTGCTGGAACGCCACCAGTTTTTGTGATGTGGATATCGCGCCCAATTCGTAGGCCGTGCTATTGGCGTTTGCTCCAAGAGCTGTCGCCCGGTGTATACAAATCCCATTGACCAGCACTCCCGATCCGGTCCATGTAATATTCAATGCGACTGCTGCGGTGATAGTGGCTATAACTGGCATACTGGTTATATCGCCCCTGCCGAACCTCACCCGTCCTCCGGCGGCTGTGGCTATCCCCGGTGATACAGTTATCAGTCTGTCGCTTGATGTTAAATCGGCGAACATTTCCCCGTCATAAGCCGGTGATGCGGTTGAATACAATCCGCTTAGTTCAATAGTGAAGCTGCCTTTTCCGGGAACATATACGTCGTCCGAATCAACGAAAGACGTGATAAGACTCACCGGCCTCGACTGGTTGATATTGCAGGTATTGATAACCCCGGAGTAATCAAACTCGTCCACATAAATTTCAGTGCCTTTGGCGTGAATGGATGCCATAGTGTTTCCTCCTAATAACGAAGCCACCCTTTTCAGGTGGCTTCGTTACGGTTTGCGTTACGGATTTATGTTGTCTTAACCTTCTGCGTACACCTCAAACTCAGCAGCCAACCACAGTTGACCCCCCCATTCAAAATCCCCAACTGCTCTTATCGGTGGTCTAACAACAGCAAAATCACATGCACCACCTAATGTGTTATCACCGTTTATTGCTGCATAGACAGAATCAGATCCTGAAAACTCTATGTAATCAAATAGATGCCCTAATGCCGTGATATCATCTGCCCTTGCAAAAGCGATTGTCACAAGGAATATGGCACCGTAATGAGGAATGCCACTTGAATCTTCAAAGGACAATATCTCTGGAATTTCCACAAACCGAACCATCCCCCACGGAAACTCAGGAAAATTACCTTTTATCTCAGTCGGTCCCCATGCACCACGTAATTGGCTGATGGTTTCCAAACGGGTGGCAATTCCCGTTCCCATACTTTCAACGCTAGACATATAACCCCTTCACAAAATCAGCAAGGTATAACCGCGCTGTTGGGTGTAATCCTTTTGGCAATGACCGTTCCCCATAGTCTGGTGAATAAACCACTCCGGTGTATCCAGTATCCTTGAGTTGCTTCATATCGGCTGCAATTATCAAACACGCTTCAACCACATTCACCGGATATTTGTATATGTAAATTGTTGTGTTGATTAAGTGGGTAGCAGCCGTGGTTCCATTCACCCCTCTGTTTAATGTTAAGGTATTGGTTGCAATACCGGATAGATACATTTGCTCTGAGTCAATCAGGATTGTTTGACCGATAGCAAAGTTTCCCCCACTGGAAACATCAAACGTGGTGGCTGTGGTTGAGGATATTGCAGCAGCATTGTCATCACCGGAATCCCTGTAAGGTGTTGCTGATTCACCGTCACCGTATCCCCACAATCCGATGATTTGAACACCTTTTTTAACTCCGGTATTGAAGTTTGTATAATCCCTATCCGATCGGCTGGATATCTCTATACGTTCCTTTGGAAACTCATTTGAGGTCAATAGGTTATAATCCTGATCAGCAGTCATGGTTTCCTCAAAGGTTCCATCACTATCTTTATCGAGCTTGATTGTGGTGATACTCAACAGATCATCAACCATCAAAGGTGAAGCATCACCGTCAAAATACCGTGTTTCTGATTTGACATAGAATTCACGCCTTGTGTGACGGTCTACCTCACGGCTGGCAGCTTCCAACAGTGTTTCGTGTAATGAATCATCTGTGGTGCTGGTTATACCAAGCCTTGTTTTATATGTGGTCAAGTCGCAATAAAGATTCAATGCCATTTTTCATCACCATGCTTTGTCTATTTGACCTGATATCTTTTTCATCATCCGATCCCTCAAACGTGGTCCGTGTTTGGCAACCGTAGGCCAGAAATAAGGATGCGCTTTTGCCGGATGAGGTCCACCGTGACCGTATTCAACAAGCCAGGCATGTGGTGCACGTTTCATGTTCGGCCTGACTACTGCAGCAGATGGATATCCTATTTTCCTCGGTAGTTTCTTGCGGATCAGTGACCGTTTCAGGTTTCCAGTTTTCCCTTTGGGTGCAGCTTTCCGAATCTCAGCCCTCAGAGCATTAGCAGCATCCAATACGATAGGGTCAAGTTTATCCTTATCAATCGCGTCTATCGTTTTGCCGAGTGATGTTACCAGCTTGTCTGCGCCCTGTAGTTTCATTGAGAGCATTGTCTGTCCTTGTTATTCTTTGGTCTTTTTGTCCGGTTTCTTTTCCAGAGCTTCTTTAACCTTGATCGCGTGCACGGTGTAGATATTGGGTGCGTATTCATCAACGATTTTCATCAACCAGGAGTGTTGTTCATCTTCGAGTTCTATCGCATCCAAAGCCCCTTCCACCACTTCAATAACCTTGTGCGCCTGAATGGAATCATTCATGGTCAGCTTACCGGGTGGCAAAGCTAACACTAATGTCTTAATCAGGTCTCTGGTTGTTGCTGATGGCTCGTTTGGCCTGATGTGCATGGGTCGCCCATCGATAGATATGATTTCCTTTTGTACTGCAATCCGTTTCATGTTGTCCCCCCTTTTTTATTTTATTCCGGTTCTGGTTCCGGTTCTGGTTCAGGGACGGTTTTGGTGTATACCTTTCGGTATGGCACTTTGGTTACTACATGAGTATCACCGTCTGCGTCCGTGGCTTCGATATCGTCTATGATACCCATTACCTC